CAGGGCGGATGCGGGTCATGACTTGCTCCAGCGCGCCCTTGCGCGGCATCCACTCGCCAAAGTCGCGGTTGATGCAGACGAAGTACTGCTGCATGAAGGCCCCCTTGGTGCGGCCCAGCAGCGCCTCGTCCACCACCTTGCACTGGCCGAACACGTCCTCAAGGCCGTTCGATGTGAACGAGCCGGTCAGGCCCCAGCGCACCGGGAAGCGGTCGAGCACCTTGAGGAGCGCCTTGAACCGCTTGCCGGACGGGTTTTTGAGCCGCGTCAGTTCGTCGAATACGATCCCGTCGAACTGGCCATCCGGCAGCTTGTCGAGGTTGTCGTAGTTGAACACGACGATGTCCGTCTTGGCCTCGAAGGCCGCGCGGCGCTGGGCAGCGGTGCCGATAGCGACCGACATCGTCAGGCTTGGCGCCCACTTCTTGATCTCTACCGGCCAGACGTCCGTACAGACCCGCTTGGGAGCGACGACCAGCCAGCGCTTGGCGTGGCCGTCCCGCTTCATCTCGGCCATGGCCGACAGCGTAATGGCGGTCTTGCCAGCACCGACCGGCGCCAAGATCATGGCGCGGTCACGCTCGTACAGGAACGTCACCGCGTCGTTCTGGTATGGTCTGAGGGTCAGCCCCATTGTGCTGCCATCGCCGCGGCGATGCCCTTGTAGGTGCGGCTGCGCTCCTTCCAGCGGTCAGGGCTGGGCGGCATCTTGTGGACGCGCGCCTCGCGGCCTTCAACGATGTTGGTCGGCGTCAGTTTCGGCAGGTTCTTGAGCCACAGGCAAGTTGCCTTTGTCTCACCGTGGCCATATTGCCACGGCTGGATGATCTGGTCCGGCTTGCGAATGCGGCTTGATACGATGCTGATCGGGTTTTCCAACGCGATGCGCGGGATCGGGGCATCAAGAAGCAGGCGCACGAAGTCGAGCGCTTCGGCCTGTTCGGCCAACTTGTCCTTGAACCAACGCGCGCCGCTGACAGCCAGATGCGTGCACGGCGGATGCGCAATCATCAAATCCCATCCGTCATGCAGAACGTCGCGCACGTCGCCTTGATGGTGCGCCCCCGGCGTTTCCGTTGGCAGCAGGTCACAGGACAAGGCGTCATGGCCTGAACGCAGGAACGCATCCCGCACTACTCCTGAGTATTCGCAAGCGACAAGGACGCGCGCCATTCATCTATCTCCGTTTTTGTCCATAGTGTCGTGTAGTTTTGCTTCAGTTCCTTCATGCGGGCCGCGAACAGTTTCTGCAACGGCGACAACCGTCCGGTCGGGGCTTTCAACTCCACGAACCAGACCGATCCGTCAGGCAGACACGCGATGCGGTCGCTGACGCCCCGGTGGTTGCGCGAGTTGAACTTGTAGGCCGTCCCGCCCATGCGTTCGACCGTCCAAACGAAATACTTCTCGATGTGACTTTCACCGCCCATGCCCCTGTCTACCAAACAATCATTGACAGGTCAACAAACATTCTGTAGTGCCCGGGCAAATCACAGGAGACGACATGGCAGCACACTCAAATATCGTCGGCGGATCGACCGCCAAGCGCGTCATCGCTTGCCCCGGCAGCGTGGCGTTGGTCCAGAAGATGCCGCCTAAGCCGTCCAGCAAGTACGCCGACGAGGGCACGCTGCTGCACCACGTCATCGCGGCGGTGCTGGAGACAGGCAAGCCGCCGGAGGATTTTCTCGGTACAGTCTATAACGGCGTTGAACTGACCGAAGACCGGCTGGAGCGCAAGCTGCTGCCCGCGCTGGCGGCGCTCGATGAGATCGATCCCGACAAGATGATGGAATACGATGTCGAAAAAGTTGTTGGGTTTGGTCACGTTCTTCCTGGCGTTTTCGGGTCCGCTGATCTTGTTGGCCGTATTGGCGACCGTGGCATACTGGTGGACTGGAAGTTCGGAGACGGCGTCGCCGTCGAAGCGGAAGAAAACCCGCAGGCGCTCTTCTACATCGCGGCCGCCCTGCACACGACGACAACGGCTTGGGCGTTCAGGGACGCTGCGGCGATTGACGTCTACATTGTTCAGCCGCCGTATGTGAAGAAGTGGACTACCGACATCGCGCGCGTCAGGCGCTTCGAGGCCGAGCTTGTTCTCGCCGTGCGGGCTGCCGAGCAGCCGGACGCGCCCTTGAAGACGGGCGATCACTGCCGCTGGTGCGCCGCCAAGTCGGTCTGTCCGCTGGTGACGGGTGCCGTCGAGCGCGCCGACCGCGCTGCGCTCAAGACGGTGAACGTCGATGATCTGGCAGCCGCGCTCGACAAGATCGAGGTGCTGGAGGGCTGGATCAAGGACGCCCGCGAGATGGCGCAGACGCTGCTGGAGAACGGCGTGGACGTGCCGGGCTACAAGCTGGTCGCCAAGCGGGCAACGCGGCAGTGGGTTGACGAGGCAGCGGCCTTGACAGCGCTCAGCGAAGCAGGGCTAAATGCGACAGAATTGACGGAACTGAAATCTCCGGCGCAAGTTGAGAAGGTGCTGAAGAAGCACAAGATCGACATGCCAGAAGGTCTGATCAGTTCCGTCTCAACGGGTAACACTCTGGCAAACGCGGACGACCCGCGCCCAGCAGCGTTACAGATCGGCGCACGTCTTGTGGCCGCTCTTGGTAAACTAGTCTAAACAGGAGAAGACAATGAACGACATCGTAAACTTTGTTAACGCCAAACTCCCCTCCGTCCAGAACCTGTCCTCCGCGCTGCGCTCTCTTGAGAGCGAGGTCGGCGGCACTGGCATGGCGATCCTCAAGATGGACAAGACCGGGCATTGGGTGTTCGGCGCTGACCAGACTGAGGTCGAGGACGACAGCACTTGGGCAGTCAATCCGTTCTCGTTCGTCCACGGCTATATCGCCTGGGGCGAGGGTGACGTGCTTGGTGAGAAGATGGTGCCGGTGGCTGAGCCGCTGCCGGAGATGGACGTGCCGCCACCCGGTGCCAAGCGTGGCTGGGAGTTGCAGGTGGGCATGAGCCTGAAGTGCATGGGTGGCGACGACAAGGGGCTGGAGGTGACGTACAACGTGACCTCCGTGGGCGGCAAACGCGCCGTCCAGAAGCTGGCCCTTGACATCGCCGCGCAGGTCGAGAAGGACCAGACGAAGCCTGTGGCTGTGGTGCGCCTCAAGAAGGAGCACTATACCCACAAGTCCTACGGCCGCATCTACACGCCGATCTTCGAGATCGTGTCGTGGATCGGTCTGGACGGTCAGGCTGACGAGACGCCCGCGAGTGATCCGGCAGCGGACGCTGCCCCTGTTCGCCGCCGTCGTAGCGCGTAAGCGGGCCAGGGGGGTGGGCGTCAGCCTGCCCCCCGACCACCATGAGCATCCTTTGGGTTGACCTAGAAAGCCGCAGCCGCTGCGATTTGCCGAGCCGCGGTGTGTATAATTATGCGCAAGACCCCAGCACCGAACTGCTGTGCATGTCCTACGCCTTCGACGATGAGGACGTCACCACATGGACGCCAAACCAGCCGTTCCCGACGCGGGTGGCACTGCATCGCGGGCAAATACGCAGTCATAATGCTGCCTTTGAGAGATTATTTTTCTGGTATGTTATCTGTCCCGACTTCGGTGTGCCGGAGCCCGCGCTGGAGCAGTTCTATTGCACTGCAACACAAGCCCGCGCCAACTGCGCGCCGGGCAGCCTTGAAGACGTCGGCCGTTTCGCTGGCGCCAGCATGAAGAAGGACCATCGCGGCGCGGCGCTGATCCGTGCGCTGTCGATCCCGCAGGCCAACGGGCAGTTCCGTGAGGACGCCGACCTGATGGCCGAGATGATCCGGTACTGCGAGACGGACGTCAAGGCCATGCGGGCTATCTCTCAGTCCATGCGCGACCTGACGGACGAGGAACTGGCCGACTATCACGTCAACGAGCGCATCAACGACCGCGGCGTCAAGCTGGACGTGCCGCTAGCACAATCTGCTATCACCTACGCGGCGGCCGAGTTGGAAGATATCGAGGCCACGTTTCAGGAGATCACTGGCCTCAGCAGCATCCGCAGCCCCCGCATGAGGGAGTGGGTCTGGGAGCGTGTCGGGCCGGAGGCCCGCAAGATCATGACAATCCACAAGGACGGCGAGGCGAAGGTCAGCATCGACAAGGCCGTGCGTGCAAACCTGCTGGCAATGGAAAACCCTGATGAAGTACCCCCGGAAGTCCGTGAGGTGGTGCAGTGCGCGGACGATGTCTGGGCATCGTCCGTGGCGAAGTTTAGCCGAGCCGAGGCGCTTAGCGATGATCAAGACTGTCGCGTCCGGGGTGCGTTTGTATTCGCTGGGGGTTCTGCTACAGGACGAGCTTCGAGCTATGGCCTCCAGGTCCACAACTTTCCCCGACGATGCGCCGACGAGCCTGAATTAGTCCGGCAGGCCATGGTGCGCCGGCACTCCATTGTGCCGCAGTTCGGCAAGCGGGTGACGGACGTGCTAAAGTCCATGCTGCGGCCGTCGCTGATCCCCGACAAGGGCAAGTCCTTCGTCGTGGCCGACTGGTCATCCATAGAGGCTCGCGTCACGCCGTGGTGCTCAGGCCCTGACGGCGATGAGAAGCTCGACCTGTTCCGCAATGGCGCTGACGTCTACAAGGTCAACGCAGCCGCAACGTTCCGGTGCAGCGTGGACGAGGTGACGAAGGACCAACGCCAGGTCGGCAAGGTGCAGGAACTTGCCTGCGGGTTCGCCGGCGGCGTCGGCGCGTTCAGCGCGATGGGTCGCGTCTATGGCATCATCATGCCCGAGAGCGAAAGCCGCAAGATGGTGGACGCATGGCGTCGTGCCAACCCGTGGTCAGTGCCTTATTGGTCTGAATTAGAGGTTGCTTATACACGCGCCATCCGCAATCCGAAGACGATCATGCCCGCTGGACGTGTCAAGTATTATTTCGACGGTGTTCATCTTTGGTACTCGTTGCCGAGTGGCCGCGTTCTCTGTTACCCTTACGCTCTTATCGAAGAGGATGGCGTGACCTACGCGAAAGCATCGTGGAAGCCGGCAGCGGACGCCAAGCAGTGGCCGCGCGCGCGTCTTTGGAAGGGCCTTGCGTGCGAGAACATCACGCAGGCCGTGGCGGCCGACATCCTCCGCCATGCGCTGCGGCGCTTGGATGCGGAAGGCTTTGCAGTCGTATTGCATTGCCATGATGAGGTCTTGCTGGAGTGCGACAAAGCAGACGCCGAACGTTCTAAAGACATATTAGTCGATATTATGTGTACGCCGCCTGATTGGTGTGCTACGTTACCCTTGGGCGCTGAAGCGTCCGTTATGGCTCGTTACGGGAAAGGGTGACTTGTGGTTACGCAAGAGAAGCTTAAAGAGTTATTTGTCTATGAAGCGGATACAGGCTTGTTTATCCGCCGCAAAGCGGTAGGGCGCCACGGTCGTCATAAAGCGCTGACCGTTGCCGGTACGCGGCAAAATCACGGCTACATCGTTTTGAATATAGACGGCCGCCGGTACATGGCGCATCGTTTAGCGTGGCTGTACCACTACGGTCAGTGGCCAAATAACGACATAGACCACATCAACGAAGTGAAAAATGACAACCGCATATCAAACCTGCGCGAAGCGACGCGGGCGCAGAACATGCAGAATGTGCGAAGGCATAAGCATAACACAAGTGGATACAAGGGCGTATCTTGGATGCCCGCCCGGCGCAAATGGCGAGCATACATTTTCGTAAACTACAAACAGCAGCATATAGGTCTGTATAATTCGCCTGAAGAAGCGCGCGACGCGCGCGCAAACGCAGAAGAGCGACTTCATTCGCATCGTAGCGGAAAGGGCTGAGCATGAATAACAGCGTTGTGCTGGTATCCGGCGCCGCAGCGGTACTGCGGTTTTTCTGTCTGCGAGGTTGTCAGCACCAACTCAGAGTTATCCGCAAGGCCTCAAGTATAGGCGCACTGGTGGCCCTCAGTCTAACCACCAGTGCGCAACTTGCCCAATAAGAACACGAGGAAACAACATGATCGACCTTTTGGAATACCTGACAGGGCTGGCCCCGGCCGGTGAGACGGCGCTCATCGTGCGCCAGAAGCCCGTCATGCGTGACGGCGAGCAGGTGACGCACCGCGACGGCACGCCCAAGTTCACATGGCCCGCGTTCCTGCCCAGCCACAAGCGCAAGGACGGCGAAAGCTGGTTCATCAACACGGGCTGCTTCATTGCCGAGCGCTTTACGGATGGCAAGCCGTCCGCCTCCGCAGCAAACTGCGAATATGTCCTCTTCATGATGCTTGACGACATCGGCACCAAGTCCAAGGAGCCGCCAGTCCCGCCGACGTGGGTCGTCGAGACGTCGCCCGGAAACTTCCAATGGGGTTACGCCTTCTCGGAACAGCCAACCAAGGGCGAGTTCGTCGCCGCCATCACCGCCATTGCAGAGGCAGGCTATACCGATCCCGGCGCCACCAACGCGGTGCGGAACTGCCGTTTGCCAGGTTCGCCCAACCTGAAGCCCGGCAAGGACGGCTTCCTTGCCCGTCTGGTCGAGTTCCATCCGGGCCGCGAGTATACGCTGGCCGACATCTGTGCCGGTCTGGGCGTGACGCCCGGCCCCGCCGAGGGCGCCAGCATCCAAGGCATCAAGCTCCGCGACACCGGCACCGACAGCGTGCTCCGCTGGCTGTCTGATCAAGGGCTGGTGCTGTCTCAGGTCAACCAAGAGGGCTGGTGCGGCGTCGTTTGCCCGAACCATGCCGAGCATACGGACGGCCAGATTGAAGCGCGGTACTCACCGATCAACCGCGCGTTTTGCTGCTATCATGCGCATTGCGACCACCTCGACAGCAATGCGTTCCTTGCATGGGTTAGCGAACAAAACGGGCCGACAGTTCAACCAGGCTTCCGTGAGGAGCTAGTTGCTGAGCGCATGGCTAAGGTGGCGGAAGCGATCCAGCCAACGCGGGAGTTCCCTGACGTGGCAGCCGAGGTCGTGGCCGAGGTGGACCGCAAGGAACTGGGCCGTTTGACGAAACGCGAGTGGTTCACCCGGTTCGCCTACGTCGTCGAGGACGGCACTTACTTCGACATGATCGACCGTTGCGAGATGACGCGATCCGCCTTCAACGCAGTGTTCCGTCACGTCGATTGCAAGTCGATCCACACGAACCGCCAGATCGAGCCGTCCGTCTGCTTCGACGAGAACCGCCAGGCGGCGGGCGGGCGTGTGCTGCGCGGCGTCACCTATGCCGCGGGCGAGAGCGTGCTGGTGGCGCGCGACGGCGACGTCTACGGCAACCGCTGGGTTGATGCCCGGCCTGACCTGTCTGGCGTCGCCAGCGGCGCGGACGTCACGCCGTGGCTCGACCATGCCAAGCTGCTGATCCCCGACGACGTCGAGCGCGAGCACGTCCTCGACGTCATGGCGTACAAGCTCCAACACCCGGAGGTGAAGATCAATCACGCGATCCTGCACGGTGGCGATGAGGGCTGTGGCAAGGATACGCTCTGGTATCCGTTCATTTGGAGCGTCTGCGGGCCAGGCTTGCGCAATCGCGGGCTGGTGGACGCTGACGGCATTAACAGCCGTTGGGGCTACGCCTTGGAAAGCGAAATCCTGATCCTGAACGAGTTGAAGGAGCCGGAAGCGAAGGAGCGCCGCGCGCTGTCCAACAAGCTGAAGCCCATTATTGCGGCGCCGCCCGATACGCTGACCATTGAGCGCAAGGGTCTGCACCCATACGACATGGTCAACCGTTTGTTCGTTCTTGCCTTCACCAACGATCCGGTGCCGCTGTCGCTGCCGTCTCAGGATCGGCGCTGGTTCTGCATCTGGTCGCACGCGCCCAAGATGGCCAAGGCTGACGCCGCGGCGCTGTGGAAGTGGTACAAGGGCGGCGGCTTGCAGGCGGTCGGGCGCTGGCTGGCGGATCGTGACGTCTCAGCGTTCAATCCGAAGGCCATGCCGCCTTGGACGGACTATCGCACCCGCCTGATCGAGACGGGCCGCAGCATGGCGGAGAGCTACGTCATCGAGCAGGTGCTCCAGCCGTCGCGCGAGTTCGCGGCCGGTGTCATCGCGTCGCCGTTCCATAAGCTGTGCAGCGCGCTCCAGCAGGGCGCACCTGGTGGTGTGAAGATACCGCAGGCGGCGCTGCTGCACGGTCTGAAGGAAGCTGGATGGATTGATCTTGGCGCGGTCAAGTCTGCCGAGTTTCAGACCAAGAAAAACCTGTGGGCGCGGCCTGATATGGTCAAGTCTTACAACAAAAGCGACCTGCGGCGCATGGTCGAGCACGCCGCAGGTCCGGGGTTGACAGTCGTCAAGTCCTAAAGGTCAAGCCATGCGGCCACGATGGCGGCGGCGAGGGTAGCGGCAAGGATCACCACTTGCCGCGCGGCTGGCGACGCGGAAGACGGTCAGCGGGCCGCCCGCAAGGGCGACAAGCTCGTCGAGATAGCGGCGCAAGCGGTGCTCGATTTCGGTTGCGGTCAATGGCGGTTCAATGTATGTCACTCTGGTTTCCTCCCTGAACTTACAGGCTCCCGCTTGGGGGCCTTTTCTTTGATAAGCCCGCGGCGCTCCGCTTCCTTATAGGCGGCATCGCCTAGCACCACGATCCGCAGCAGTTCGGCGTCCGATACGTCGCTAAGGTCATGGGGCGCGGTCATGACTGAAGCCCCTTGACGGTTGCGCTCAGGCTTTCGGCAAAACTTTGCCACTCGTCGCGGGCGCGCTCGACGTCTTCCAGGTCGGCCTTGAGGTCAACAACAGCGGCCGACAACTTGTCGTTTTCCTCCACAAGCGCGCTTATCATGTCGGCCAGCGCATGAATGAGGTTTGATATATCGGCGTTTTCGCGGGCGTGTTGCGCCAACGCTTGCGCGGTCATGTTCATATATTCGGCATAGTCAAGTGTCATGGTCTAGGTCCTTCTCGTTTAGGATTAGCGCCAGATGGCGCAACAGGGCGGGCGTGTCAGTGGGCGGCCATGAGATTTCCCCGGTGTCGGGGTTGCGGCGTATGTGGTGCGCGGTGGCCATGCGCTCGGGATCGGGCAACATGGCCCCGTTGCGGTACAGGGGCGGCCTAGTCATTGGCGGCCAGCGCGTACCAGTCAATGCGTTCGTCATCGGCCAGCGCTTCGCACACGCGCGCGTCGATAAACTCGCGGTCTAGGTCTTTGTATAGGACGTGAAACAGCGGTTCGTGCGGCGCAATCTTGGTGTAGATGCGCGCCTTGTTCTCGCCAGGCTTTGGGCCGTCGAAATGAAACTCGGTCACGTCCCAATCAACGGGGCCTCTGCGGCCGTCGGGCAGGTCCCAATCAATGCGCAAATCACAATCGGCCTCAAACAGGCAGACGCCGTCTTTCCAAGCGCGGACAGTGTAGGGGATATACAGGTATTGATAGTGCATTGGATTAGCTCCTGCGGTCACGGGGTGAGGATGAAAAAGACGTAGAGGAATGCATAGGCCACGGCCAGCAGCGCAAGCGCGCCGATGGCGTCTATGGCTAGGGCGAGATAGTGGCGCGGCATGTGTCAACCCTCCATCACGAAAACGCAACCATTCTCAACGTGCGCCTGATGTAGTTTGGAGAAAGGCCAATCCAGTTTGTCGCACAAAACGATTGCCGCGCTAGCGTGTGCGTCGGACAGGTTTAGGTCGTGCGGGTAAGGGATTGTGACGGACAGCTTGCCGCCGGACTTGGCCCAAGCCTTGATGCGGCCGGGGCGGCTATTTGTGGGGCCAAGGTACTTTGTGAAGATGGCGCAACGGTTGCTATCGCTGACTTCTGATATAGTGGTCATTGTCGTTCCCTTTCGTTCACTGTGTTGAATTGTGGAGAGTGTACAGGCGGTTTGTGCCGCCTGTCAAGAGTTAGTTGTCACTGAACTTCGATGTTGAACATCCAGCCAGTGACAGTGATGAACTCTTGCGCGTCCATATCCCAAGCGCGGAAGTGTCCATCAAGGTCTGCATCGGGCTTGACCAGCAGGTACAGTTCCAGACCTTCAGGCGCAAATGCGTGGACTTCCTTAGTGTAGCCGTCACGCACGGCGCTGTTGTCGGACGGGATGCCGTGGCGGATGTCGTCGACCGAGTGTTGCTTGTTCATGTGTCGTGCTCCTCTGTTGATATGTGCATAATTTCATAGGGCGCTTGCTATGTCAACAACTATTTTTTGTTGGCATGCGTTTTTTCTTCCTGTAGATTTGCACATATCAACAGGAGGGCGACAATGCGCGAAGTTATGGTTTACGGACTGAGGCAAGGCGAAACGGAACGCTACGCGGAGGAATTGCTTGCCGCGTTCCCGAACAACCATCTTGCCGCGCGGAATGTTGAGGCCGTCAAGGCCGCCGCGTCGCGTGACGGGTTCCACTCGTTCCGCGTGGCAAACTGGAATGGTGAGGCGCCGAACTTTGGCAAGGGCGTTTTGGGGTGGTCGTGGGGTGGCGTTGGGGTGACGACATGGGCAATGTCACAGAGCGGCAAAAGCCTTATGCCATCGGTTTATGGGTAATATGGGTATTATATTTCTGTAGGTCTTAAAGATAACTGATATAACAGTTGTTCTATAATTGTTCCGTAGGGAGTTAGTAGTAGGGGGATGTAAAATCTGTTGCCCATAGCACCCCACGCTGCTACACTCGCGCCCATGCCTACACTCCAAAACCTGTTAGAGATTGATGACGCCACTGAAGACGTGTTGCGCTTCCAGTTGGAAGGCTTGCGGGCATGGCGTCACCTTACGCAATCGCAATGCGACGCGGTCATGCAAAAACTGTTGCCCGCGTTGCCCATAGACGTGAAGGTTGAAATGCGCTCGCCGTTGTCTATCGTTTACGTTACCGCAGGTGCGACCAGGTTCCGCATTGCGCGACAAGGCAAGCTGAACCCCAAGCCTTGGAACCCGAACCCCCGGCGGCCTGCCCGCAATCCATGGGCAGACTGATAGCCATATGGCCACGAGCACCATTCCCGCCAGGCTTGCCTGTTAGGAATATGTTCCGGTAACAGGATCGGTTACAGTTTCTTGCTGCTGCGTTGCTGCGCTGCAAAAAATGCTGCGAGCGCGAAGGGAGGGGGGGGACAGGACCGAGCGCTGCCGCTGTTGCTGTGGCCAAGGGCCACAAACAAAATTTTTTATTTTCACCGCAACCACCCTATGGTAAGTTGCGTAAAGTCAACGGAGACGCATCATGCCTAAAGGTTTACCGCCCGCTAAAAAAAATGTTTTAAAGACCCGTAAGATGCCTGACGGATCGCAGCAGTATGTGCGCGGTAAGAACGCCGTCGAACGTGTAACAACCGCTGGCAAAGCGGTGATGTCCACCAAAAACCTCAAAGCGAAACAGATGCTGCTAAAGGTGCAGCGAGCCGAAATGTCTCCAAAAGCCCGCGCGGTCAGCGCGCAACAAGATGAAAATCGAAAGCGCATTGAACTTCGTTTTGGACGGCAACGCGCCGAAGCCATGAAAAAGAAGAAGTGACCTTCCAGTCTCTCCCCTACGAACCGCGTCCGCTGACCGCCACAGAGGCGCGTCTGGAGGCCATCTACAACGCGGCGCGGATGGGCCTCAAGGGCGACACGCTGGCCCTCGCTGCCGGGATGACGCCGACCGAGTACCGCAGGCTCTGCCAGATGGACCCGGTCGCGGAGTATGCCGAGCAGAAGGGGCGCGCGGACGGCGAGCTTGCCATGGCGACCGTGCTGAACGACGCGGCGGCGCAAGGGGACGCCAAGGCCGCGCTTGAGGTGCTGCGCTACGCCCACAAGTGGTCGGCTCCGCAATCGATCCAGCTCCAGGTCGAACAAAAAATTAGTATTGTAGCCGCTTTAGAAGAAGCAAAGGCTAGAGTTATCGAAGGTTCTGTGTTAGATACAGTTGGAGCCGCAGACGCGCTAACGTCTGACGGCTCCTTAACCAACCGTGATGAGGACGGCGGCTATGCACTCTCTTACACAAGATCAACTAAAGACACTAATCCATTATGACCCGCACACAGGGCATTTTACGTGGGCGATTGACCGCCCTGGCGGGCGCGTCAAAGCGGGCGACCGGGCGGGCACAACACACTATTCAGGATATCGGTACGTGACTGTTGCAGGCTCAACTGTAACAGAACATCGTTTAGCGTGGTTCTATACGCACGGCCGTTGGCCTAGTGGCGATCTTGACCATATCAATCGCGTTCGCCACGATAACCGTATTGACAATCTGCGCGAAGCTACACGGTCGGAGAATTGCCAGAACCAGCCAATACGCAAATCAAACAGAAGCGGCGTAACTGGCGTTTATCACCATAAAGTCAGCAATAAGTGGGCAGCCACTATAAACGTCAACAAAAAGCAAATGCATCTGGGCGTATACGATACGTTAGAAGAGGCCATACAAGTCCGCCGCAACGCTGAACTGGAACATTATCCCAATGCAAACGCCCATATATGACCCCATAGAAGAACAGAACTTGATGGCGACGTTTTGGTCTGCCGCCATCAAAGATGATCCGTTGGCGTTTGTCCGCTTTAACTTTCCGTGGGGCAAAAAAGGAACGCCGCTTGAAAATTTTGGTGGCCCGCGCAAGTGGCAACGAGAAGTCCTTATAGAGTTGCGCGACCACATTAAAGCCAACAATGGCCGCGTCGATTATGAAGTGTTTCGAATGGCTGTTTCGTCTGGTCGAGGTATCGGCAAATCAGCACTTGTTAGCTGGCTAATCCTATGGATGGTTACGACCCGGATAGGCTCAACTGTCATTGTATCCGCCAACTCAGAAGCGCAGTTGCGGTCGGTGACTTGGGCCGAAATTACAAAATGGTTGTCCATGGGGTTAAACAGCCATTGGTTTGAAATTAGCGCCACTCGTATTTCACCGGCCAAATGGCTCACAGATTTGGTGGAGCGCGACCTTAAAAAAGGCTGTAGATATTGGTCGGTAGAAGGCCGCCTTTGGTCTGAAGAAAACCCCGACGCATATGCTGGTGCCCATAACATGGACGGCATGATGCTGATATTTGACGAAAGTTCGGGCATTCCCGACAGCATCTGGTCCGTTGCGGCAGGGTTCTTTTCTGAGAACACGCCGCATCGCTTCTGGATGGCGTTCTCCAACCCCCGCCGCAATCAGGGCTACTTCTACGAGGCGTTCCACGCCAAGCGGGACTTCTGGCGCAACAAGACCGTCGATGCCCGGTCGGTCGAAGGTACGGACAAGGCAGTCTATGAGCAAATCATCCACGAATACGGGCCTGACAGCGTTCAGGCTCACGTCGAAGTCTACGGTGAGTTTCCCAGTGCTGGAGATGACCAGTTCATCCCCGTTCATCTCGTCGATGACGCCATGGACCGCCCCCGTTACAAGGACACTTCAGCCCCCATCGTACTGGGCGTCGATCCAGCGCGTTTCGGTGCCGACGCGACGGTCATCGCGGTAAGGCAGGGGCGCGACCTGGTCGCCATCAAGCGGTACAGGGGCGACGACACCATGGAGGTGGTCGGCCGCGTCATCGAGGCCATCGAGGAGTACAAGCCTGCACTCGTCGTCATCGACGAGGGCGGACTGGGGGCGGGCGTCGTGGACCGCCTCAAGGAGCAGCGCTACAAGGTCAGGGGGGTCAACTTTGGGTCGAGGTCATCCAAGCCGGTCATGTATGGCAACAAGCGCGCCGAGATGTGGGGGTCGATGCGGGAATGGCTGAAAAGCGCGTCGATCAGCCCGGACCGGACGCTGAAGAGCGACCTGATCTCGCCCATGATGAAGCCGGACAGCAAGGGGACGATCTTTCTCGAAGGCAAGAAAGAGATGAAAGCCCGTGGGCTCGCAAGCCCAGACGCCGCGGACGCGATAGCCGTTACGTTCGCGTTCCCTGTCGGCTCACGAACCGAGCGCGTTGACAAGTCGCCGCGCAGGGCCTATGGTCAGTCCAGTGTTGCAACCTCTTGGCTAGGGTCAT